GCGTCGAGCTATTCCAGGAGGCTATCTCGTATGCGACCATCTGCTGCTGGTCGCATACGAGATAGCCTCCTGGAATAGCTCGACGCTGTATGAGAAGCTCGGGCACATCTGGCAGACGTCTGGATTCAGCGCGGACATGTCGCCGCTGAACTTCGATGCAACGACGAATGCTGAGCAGCTGTTTCTGGCGTGTATGTGCAACCGGGTCGCGCACGAGCGAGAGTTCGCGGCCAGCACCGGGTGGACGCAGGACCAGTTGATAGGCACCGGCGCGACTAACCTGCACGCCGGCGCAATATCGAAACAGGTCACGAGTACCGGAACCTACGATCCTGAGTGGGATAGTTCTGGCGGTTCGTCGTCATGGATGGCGCTCGGAATTTCGCTGGTCGGCGGCACCGAAGGGCCGCTCTCAAGCGGTGTCGACCTTGCCGGCTCCGCCACCGCCGGCGCCACCGCTTCGGCCACGCTCGCCGTCCAGCGCAACCTCGCCGCCGCTGCGGTGGCCGGGGCGCTAGCCAGCGGCACGCTCAGCATCAACCGTGCACTGACCGGCGCGGCCATCGGCGCGGCGCTTGGCAGTGCCACGCTGACGGCCTTCTCGTCGGTGTGGAGGATCCCCACCAACGCGCCCAACGGCACGGCGGTGCACGCCACCGTGTTCTCCGGCGCCAGCCCCACCTACGCCATCCTGGCGCAGGGGGCGGCCGTCGTCGCGGGCGGGTTCGTCGACATTCCGGGTATCGGCACCATCGGCGCCAAGGCCTTCGCCTTCGTGCACAACTACAACGACAACACCGCGACCGTCAACATGCGCGGCGGCCCGGCCATCGCCACGCTGACCAGCCTGTAACCGAGGGACCGCATGGCACGCCTGGACTGGCAGCAGACCTGGGACGGCGTCGACCTCGAATGGGCCGCCACCTGGGCGGAAGGCAGCGCCTTCGAACTGGGCGGCCCGCCGGGGCTGACCTTCATTGCCTCGCTCGGCATCGCGGGCGCTTTCACCTGGCAGCAGGCGCGGCAGCTCGCCGGCGCTGCGGTGGCCGGCGCGGAAGCCGCCGGCACGCTCGAGCAGACCGGCCCCATGCGGGTCGATGCCGTCGCCGGCGCGCAGGCCAGCGGCACGCTCACCGTCGGCCAGCTGCTCGGCGGTGCCGCCACCGCGCGTGCGCAGGCGGCCGGCACGCTGCTGGCGGTGCAGGTGCTCGAAGGCGACGCCTTCGCCAGCGCCTACGGTGCCGGCGATCTCAGTATCGGCCTGCCGGTGCCGGCCGTGTCGATCGGTGGCGGGCGCCGCCGCGTGGGGCGTGGCAAGGCCGTGGCCGGAACGCCGCGCCGCATTGGACGAGGAACCGCATGAACGTGCCTGACCGCCTGTACGCCGGCGACACGCTGGAGTTCACCACCACCGTGGCGGACTACCCGCCGTCGGACGGCTGGACGCTGCGCTATCGCTTCGTGCCGCGCTTTGCCAGCCCGAGCCAGGCGCCGATCGAGTTCGACGCCGCCGCGGCGGGCGACGACTACACCGTATTGCAGGGCCCGGACACCACCGCCGGCTGGCTGCCGGGCGCCTATGGCTGGTTCCGCTGGGTCTACAAAAGCGGCGCCCGCGTCACGCTCGACGACCTCGACAGCCGCGGCCAGCTCGAGATCCTGCAGAACCCCGCCACGGCGGTGCAGGGGTTCGATAACCGCACGTCCGCCCAGCGTGCGCTGGACGACCTCAAGGCCGCGTTCGCCGCGGCCAGCGAGCGCGCACGCACGCAGGGCAGCGCCGGCCTGCCGGTGGAATACCGCATCGGCGACCGCATGGTCAAGTACGACAACCTCGACGTGGCGCTGGCCGGCCTCATCAAGGCAATCAACCGCGCCGAACTGGACGTCGCGCGCGAGCAGAACGAAGCCCGCGTCGCGCGCGGCCTGAAGACTAACCGCCTGATCGGGACGAGGTTCTGATGTTCGAGCGAGTGCAGCGGGCCTGGCGCGCGTTTCGTGCGCCCGCGGTTGCGCCTGCCGGCCGGCGCGGTTTCGCCGGCGCGCAGAACACGCGGCTCACGCTGTCGCTGCCCGGCTACAGCAACGCCATCAATGCCGACCTCGACACCGCGCTCACCACCCTGCGCGCGCGTGCGCGGCACCTGTGCCAGAACCACGAGTATGGCCGCCGCTTCCTGAGCATGGTGGCCACCAACCTGATCGGCGCCTACGGCCCCACGCTGCAGGTGCGGGCCAAGAACGTGCCGACCAAGGTCGGCACCGTGCCGTCGCTCGACATCCCGGGCAACGCCGCCATCGAGGCGCACTGGGCGCGCTTCGGCCGCAGCGCAGACCTCGCCGGCCGCAGCACGCTCACGCAACTGCTGCGGGTGGCCGTCAAGGCCGTGGCGCGCGACGGCGAGGCCATCGTCCGCAAGGTCACGAATCGCCGCGCGCCCTATGGCCTGCAGCTGCAGCTGCTCGAGGCCGACCGGCTCGACGAGTCCATCAACAAGCTGCTCGCCAACGGCAACATGATCCGCCAGGGCGTGGAGATCGACAGCGCCCTGCGGCCGGTCGCCTACTGGCTCAAGACCTGGCACCCCGGCGAAAGCTACGGCGGCAAGCTCAAGATCGACGTCGAGCGCGTGCCCGCGAACGAGATCTACCACCTGTTCGTGCCCGAGCGCGCCGAGCAGGTGCGCGGCTACAGCTGGATGCACGCCGTGCTGATGCGCGCCGCCATGCTGCAGGGCTACGAAGAAGCCGCCATCATCGCCGCCCGCGTCGGTGCGGCCAAGATGGGCATCTTCACCGCCGGCGAGAACGCCGACGCGGTGCCGAAGACCGACCTCGGCGAGGAAGACCCGGCCACCGGCGGCATCAGCATGAGCGCCGAGCCCGGCGAGTTTATCGACCTGACCGGCCATCCCGGTGTCGATCTCAAGACCTGGGACCCGGACTATCCGCACGAGAACTTCGACAGCTTCGTCAAGACCTGCCTGCGCGGCATGGCGAGCGGCCTCGATGTCGACTACTCCACCCTCAGCAACGACCTCGAGGGCGTCAACTACAGCAGCATCCGCGCCGGCACCATCGAGACGCGCGAAATGTGGATCACCCTGCAGGAATGGCTGATCGACAGCTTCCTGCTGCCGCTGTACCGCGACTGGCTCGAGGCCGCGCTGCCGCTGGGCGCCATCACCTTCGAGTCCGGCAGCCGGCTGTCGGCTGAGCGGCTCGGCAAGTTCGCCGACGCCGGCACCTTTCAGGGCCGGCGCTGGGACTGGGTCGATCCGCTGAAAGATGCGCAGGCCAGCCAGGCGCTGATCGACGCGCGGCTCGCCAGCCGCCGCCAGATCGCCGCCGCGCAGGGCCGCGCCATCGAAGACATCCTCGACGAACTGGCCGAGGAAGAAGCGCTGATGAAGGCGAGCGGCCTGGAAGCCGCGCCGCAGAAGCCCGCCGCGCCGGCGCAGCCGAGCGATGAAGACAAGGCCAAGGCCGACGACCTGGAGGAGCGCCGCGTGCGCGCCGCCGAGCGTGCCGCCGAGGCGCCGCGCGTGGTCATCAACAACCTGCCGCCGCAGCCCACGCAGGTCAGCGTCGAGGCGCCGCAGGTGCGTGTCGAGCCGACCGTCATCAACCTGCCAGCACCGATCGTCAACGTCGAGGCGCCGCAGGTGAATCTCGAGGCGACCATCGAGCCGGCGGAAGTTCGCATCGAGCCGGGGCAGGCGCCGATCGTCAACGTCTCCGCGCCGATCGTCAACGTCGACGTGCAGCCGGAGATCGAGGTCGAGGCTACCTTGCGGCAGCAGAACAGCGTCACCGTCCACGAGCGCAACAGCGCCGGGGATCTCATCAAGAGCACGACCGAATACAACTAGAAAGCGAGTTCCTGAATGGCCGGTTTCTTCTCAGCATCGACGTTCCGGCAGGTCGGCAACGCGGCCACGACGCAGAACCTGCTGACGATCGAGAACATCGATTCGACCAAGCTGGTCTGGATCCGCCGCCTGACGGTGCAGATGGACACCACGGCCGTGCTGACGGCCGTCTCGCCGCTGTTCAAGACCTCGCGCACCACGGGCGTGCCGACCGGCGGCACGACGCTGGCCAAAGGGCTGTTCGACACGAGCGCCTCATCGAACGCGAACACCATCGTGCGCGGCTCGACGGCCTCGGACGGCGGCGCAAATTCCGGGCCAACGGCAACGGCGGGCGACGTCGTGTGGGAGCGGTTCATGACCCGCATCCACACCGCCGTCGGGCAGGTGCTCGCCCCGGATATGTCGATGCTGCCGATCATTGTCGATACGCAGAACTTCGTGCTGCGGCAAAACCAGGCGCTGCTGGTGCACATCGTTGCGGCGGCCGGCACGTCCAACCCCGCGACGAATCACTATGTCGTCAACGTGTGCTGGGAAGAAGACTAGATGGCCGTTGTATTTCGAGGCACAGCAGAATCGTTGTCGATCGTCGGAAACGACGCGACGACGCAGAATCTGTTTGTCATCGAAAACGGCTTCAAGTCGCGGGTCAACGTCATCATCAATCGCCTGACCTTCGGGTGCGATTCACTGGTGGCGCTGACGTCGGTGCAGAACATTGTGCGGACTTGTCGATGCACGGCGGTCAGCGGAGGTGTGACGCTGCACAAGGCGAGTTTCGATACGACGCAGACCTCGGACGCCAACGTCGTTTTCAGGTCGCAGAATAACGAGGTCGCGCTCATCACGGCCACCGCAGGCGACACGCTATGGGCGCAACTGGCCGGCCGCATGCATACGGCGGTCGAGCAGCAAAACGCGGAGCGCGATTCTGAAAGGATCGCCGAGCGTAACCTGATGCCATTTACATCGTCATCGACCAACCTGACGGTGCGACCTGGTGAGGCGCTGCTGGTAAAAGTGTTTGCGAGCGCTGCGGCCAGCAACGCGCAAAACTCGACCAACTACACCGTACGCTGTTCCTGGGCTGAAGACTCGATCGATACTTTCGCCATCAGTGGCACCGTGACGCTCGGTGGTTCACCGCTGGACGGTGCCAAGGTCATGGTGATCGAGGCCGATGACACCGCGCTCACGAATGCGTACCTGCACGAAGTGAAGACGACCGCCGGCGGCGGCCTGTGGGCCTCCACGATCCGCGCCGGCAAGGTCGGCGCCGCGTTCGTGCAGTATGAGAGCGGCGGTGCCTACTACACGGCGCCGGGGTCGCCGTACCTGATGCAATGACGACCTACGTCGTCCCTCCGCTGGACGAGGTCGACTTCGCCGTTGCGGTCTTCACGCCGGCCGATACCGCCAACCCGAGCGCGGTGCTGCAGGCGTACTCGCCGCTGGCGCTCGACGGGATCGACTTTGCGCTGACCGCCCACACGCGGCCGACCTTCGTCGCGGTCGACTTCGAGCTGGGCGATGCGGTCGGCAACGGCGACATCGATCTATCCGGCGCAGCGATCGCCGGTGCCGCAGCCGATGGTGTTCTCGATGTCGGTGTTGAACTGGGGGGCGACGCGCTCGCCGGCGCGAGCGGCGACGCCGCCCTTGATGTCGGCATTGAGCTCGCCGGCGATGCCGTGGCGAGCGCGCAGGCGGAAGCCACACTCGACAGCGGCGGTGAGGAAGTACCCGAGGCGCCGTGGTCAGGCGGTTTTCCGATTCTCACACCACCGCGGCGCCGTTCAAGGCGCAAGCAGGACGAAGACGCGATCGCCACTTTTGTGACGATCCACTAGGAGGTTTCATGAAGACCTATCACCGCACCGTCGCCATCGAGCGCGGGCAGGATCGCGCGCCCGACGGCGTGCTGGAGTTCGCGCTGTCGTCCGAAATGCCGGTCGAGCGCTGGTTCGGCACCGAGGTGCTGTCGCACGCGCCCGAGGCGGTCAACCTCGAGCGGCTGGCCGACGGCCGCCACCCGCTGCTGCTCAACCACGACACCGATCGCCAGATCGGCGTGGTCGAACGCGCATGGCTGGACAACGGCCGCCTGCGCGTGGCCGCGCGCTTCTCGCGCTCGCCGCTCGGGCAGGAGATCAAGCAGGACGTCGACGACAACATCCGGCAGCTCGTGTCGGTCGGGTATTTCATCGACCAGGTCAAGGAAGAAAAGAGCGTCGACGGCGCGCCGCAAGTGCGGCTGATGACCGGCGACGAGTTCGAGCGCGAGATGCGCTCGCAGCATGGCGAAGGCTTTGCGCGCTCGCTCGGTGAGGGCGAAGCGCGCAAGGCCGACGACAAGCCACCCGTCTACACCGTGACGCGGTGGACTCCGTTCGAGGCCTCGGTCGTCCCGGTGCCTGCGGACACCACGGTGGGCAAGGGCCGGGCGCAGGAGAGCGCACCGCCGGCGCCCGAAGCAGAAGCAACTCCCCAACCCATCGTCATCACGGAGAATCGGAAAATGACGGACGAAGTGAAAGACCCCAACGGCGCCCGCGTCGCCAAGCTCGTCGAGCTGGGTGCGACCTACAGCAAGTACGTGAGCCAGCAGGACGTGGCCAAGGCCTGCCGCGACGGCATGAGCGTCGAGCAGTTCCTCGAAGTCATCGTCGACAAGCAGCAGACCAAGCACACTGACACCCGCGCGCTCGACCTCGGCCTGACGAAGAAGGAAGCCCAGCGCTACTCCTTCGGCAAGCTGATCCGCGCGCTGACGCTGCGCAACGACGACCCCAGTGTGATGAAGGAAATCGCCTTCGAGCTGGAGTGCTCGCGCGCGATGGCCGATTCGCTCGGCATCACCCCGGAGGGCGTGTTCGTGCCCTACGAGATCATGCGGCGCGACTTCAACGTCGGCACCGCGACGGAAGCGGGCAACCTGGTCCCGACCGACCTGCGCACCGACCTGTACGTGGATGCCCTGCGCGCCGCCATGGTGGTGCCGCAGCTCGGCGTGCGCGTGCTGGCCGGCCTAACGGGCAACATCGACATCCCGCGCAAGGTCACACCGTCGACCCTCGCGGGCGTGACGGAAATCGGTTCCGCCAGCGAGACGGCGCCGGTCACGGGCAAGCTCACGCTCAGCCCGAAGCGCGTCAGCGCCTACGTCGAGCCGTCGAAGCAGGCCATCATCCAGTCGGCCATCGCGCTGGAAGGCATGATCCGCGACGACCTCGTGACCGGCGCCGCCCTGCAGATCGAGAACTACATGATCCAGGGTTCCTCGGCCGCCAACGGCACCGGCCTGATCTACCGCTCGGGCCTGGGCACCGTCACGGAGCAGACCAACGGCACCAACCTGATCTGGGATCACCTGGTCGACGTCGAGACGGCTGCGGCCGCCGCCAACGCCGAGCCGGATCGCCTGTCGGGCTACCTGATCAACACGCAGACGCGCGGCAAGGCCAAGAAGGTGCAGCGCGGCACCAATCTGCCGTTCATCTGGGAAAACGGCGGCATGCCGCTCAACGGCTACCGCGCCGCGGTCACCAACAACGTGCCGGCCAACCTGACCAAGGGCACCTCCACCACGGTTGCGTCGGCGCTGCTGTTCGGCTCCGACTGGTCGATGGCGGTGCTGGGCTTCTTCGGCGGTGTCGACGTCACGGTCGACCCGTACACGAAGGCCGACACCGGCCAGGTGAAGATCACGCTGAACCAGTTCTGGGACTACACCGTGCGCCAGCCGGCCGCGATCGTCGTCCGCAAGGACATCCTGACCGCGTAAGCGCGAAGGAAGCGCCAACGGGGGCCGCCTGCGGGCGGCCTTTTCATTGCGCGGCTAGGGTCGCTCCCGAAAAGCGGGTCCCCCGTCCCGCCTGCCGTGCAACCTCACACGGGAGCACCTGGGGAACTGATGGTCTGGAAAGCGGAAGACCCGCAAGGCAACGAAGCGGCGAAAGTGCGCTTCGACGTGCTGCCCTACACCATGGGCAGTCTGCTCGACATCGGCTGTGGCCCGAGCAAGCTGTGGCCGCACGCCATCGGCGTGGATTCCCTGCGCGAGCAGGCGTTGTTCGGCATTCCGATGAAGCCGGACCTCGTGGTCGCCGACGCGGCGCGCATGCCGATTTTCGGCGACGATGCGTTCGACGCCGTGTTCAGCAGCCACACGCTGGAGCACATCGACGACACGCGCGCGGCGCTTTCGGAATGGTGGCGCCTGGTGCGGCCGGGCGGACACCTGGTGCTGTACCTGCCGCACCGCGACCTGTATCCGAACATCGGGCAGCCCGGGGCCAACCCGGACCACCGGCACGACTTTGTGCCCGACGACATCATCGACGCGATGGAGGACGTCGCGCCCGACTGGACGCTGCTGGAGAACCAGACGCGCGACGCCGGCCGCGAATACAGCTTCCTGCTGGTGTTCCGCAAGGAACTCGCCGGCCATGGTCATGTGTTCGACATCGCCGAGCGGCCCGCTAAGGCCGCCGGCGTGGTGCGACTGGGCGGCCACGGCGATGCGCTGTGGGCGAGCAGCGTCTGCGCGCACCTGAAGGAAGACGGCTATCACGTCACGGTCTACACCGTGCCGGGCGGCGCCGAAGTGCTGCGCCACGACCCGCACATCGACCGCCTGATCGCCCTGCGCAATCACACACTGACGGACGACGAACTGCTGCGCTTCTACGCGCACGAGGCCGTCAAGTTCGACCGCTGGGTGAACCTGGTGGGCAGCGTGGAGACCAACCTGCTGCCGCACCCGAACGAGGTGCGGTTCTTCCTGCCGCATCAGCTGCGACACAAGCTGATGAACCGCAACTACCTGGACACCGTCCACGAGTGGGCGGGGCTGGAGGGCCGGCCGGCGCGGCAGAAGTTCTACCCCACGGCCACCGAGATCGAGACCGCCGAGAGGCTGCGCGCGGTACTCGACGGGCCGGTGGTGGTGGTCAACCCGGCCGGCAGCGGCCCGGTCAAGTACTGGCCGCACACGCAACGGCTGATGGAACTGCTGGCCGAGCATGGCGTGCACACCGTCGCGCTGGGCGACATCCGCGACCCGCGGCTGGAAGGCGTCGAGGAGTACGGCCACGTCGTCGGCATGGACTGGCCGCTGCGGATCTCGATGACCTATGCCCTGCGGGCCGATGCGGTGGTGGCCACTGAAAGCGTCATCGCCAACGCGGTGGCGTTCGAGCCGGTGCTCAAGGTGATCACGCTCAGCCACAGCAGCGTGGAGAACCTGACGCGCGACTGGCTCAACTGCGCCAGCATCGAGCCGCATGGCCTGGCCTGCCACCCGTGCCACCGGGTGCACGGGCAGGACTTCGCTTTCTGCGCGCGCGATACCGTCACAGGCGCCAGCGCCTGCCAGGCGATGGCGCGGCCGGAGCCGATCGCGGAGCTGATTCTCGACCACCTGCGCGGCCGCAACCTGCTGCCGAAGAAGGCCGCATGATCGACTTCACGCCCTCGCTGGCGCTGATCTACGCCCAGTTCGGCGAGCCGGTGACCATCGCCGGCTCGCCGGTTACGGCGATCTTCGACGGCGGGTACATCGCCGCGCTGGATGTCCAGAGCACGGCGCCGGCGCTGCGGTGCCGCGCGTCGGACATTGCTGCGGTGGCGGTCGGCGCCACGGTCGCGCGCGCTGGTGTCAGCTACGTCGTGCGCGCGATCGAGCCGGTGGCGCCAGACGAACTCGAAAAGCGCCTCGTGCTGGAAAGGCAGTAACCGATGCCGCACGTATTGAGCCAGGTGCGCACTGCGGCGGTGCTCGCGCTGTCCGGCGCCACGCCGGCCGGCGCCAACGTGTTCGTGCAGGAACCCTATCCCTGGGCCGAGTCGCAGCTGCCCGCGCTGCTGGTGATGGCGTCGAGTGCGCCCGCCAGCGAGTACCTCGACGGCGAGCCGGTGCTGCGCTGGGACGTGACGATCGACGTCATGGCGGTGCTCAAGGGCACCGGCGACCTGATCACGCCGCTGGACGACATCGCCACCGCCGCGCAGATTGCGCTGGCGGGCGTGACGTCGGTCGGCGGCAAGGCGGTGCAGTGCATCGCCACCAATGTGGAAGCGCCCACGGTGGACGGCAGCGGCGACCAGCCGGTCGCGCGCCGCACCGTGAGTTTCCTGCTGCAGAGTCTTTACACCCCGGCCTCCGCGCCGGATTCGCTGCTCGACTGAGCCGCATCCACCACCAGGAGCAAAGCAATGGCACGTACACCAGTCAATGGCCTGGTGGTCGCATTCGCGGCCACCTTCGGCGCCACGAAGACCATGTCGGCGATCACCAACGCCGCGGCAGCGGTCGCCACGCTGGAGGCGTCGCACGGCATCGTCGTGAACGATATCCTTCAGATCGTCACCAGCGGCTGGCCGCGCGCCGCCAGCCGCGTGCTGCGCGCCAGCGCCGTCGCCACCAACGACGTCACGCTGGAGAACTTCGACACGCAGAACACCACGGATTACCCCGCCGGCACCGGCGCCGGCACCATCCGCGAGGTGTTGACCTGGACCAACGTCGGCCAGATCCTCGGCGACAGTTTCCAGTCGAGCGGCGGCGAACAGCAGTACTACACCTACCAGTACCTCGACCAGGACGTGCAGACCGAGGAGCCGACCTTCCAGTCGCCGGGCCGCATCCAGTTCACCATCGACGACGACATCGCCTCGGCCGGGCAGATCCTGCTCAACACGCTGAGCAGCTCGCGCGCCGTCACGCCGTTCCGGCTGACCGCCCGCACCGGCGCCAAGTGGTACGGCGCCGGTGTGGTGTCGCTGGGCGTGTCGCCGCAGTTCGCGTCGAACACCAACGTGCGCCGCACGGTCAGCATCGCGCTGAACCCGGCCGTACTCACCGCCTACGCCTCCTGATGGACCTGGAGCGCATCCGTGCCGCGTCCGAACGGGCGCGGCGCTTCACCCACGCCCTGGGCGAGCGCCAGTTCGACTGCGTCGTGCCGACGCAGTTCGAGGTGGACCTGCTCACCCAGGAGCACCGCACCTTCGCCCGCGTGCAGCGGCAGCTCGTCCTCGCGGCCCTGCGTGGCTGGCGCGGTGTCACCACCGCCGACCTGCGCCTGCCGGACCTCGATGACGAGCCGCTGCCGTACAGCGGCGAGCTGGCGGTGCTGCTGTTCGACCAGCGCAGCGACTGGGAAGCCGCGCTGGCCGACGAGATCAGCTCGCGCGTCAAGGCGCGCCGCGAGGCGCTGGAGGCCGCGCGGGGAAACTGAACGCGCACCTCGCGGCGCAGCGGCGCGGGGTGCAGCCCAGCGGCATCCTCGGGCTGGAGGATCTCGACTTCAGCCCGCCGCCGCCACCCGAACCGCTGCCGGCGGTGCTGCGCGCCATGCACTGCTGGAACTTCTGCCGCGGCCGCCGTGAGCAGCTGCCGCTGTACCACGCCATTCACGGGCTCGACGACTGGGACCTGACGCTTGCCCTGATGGGCGAGATCGACGACTTCGCCAATGAACGCCCATGACCACGCAACGCACTGAAGTCATCCTCTCCGCGCAGGACCGCGCCAGCGAAGTGCTGCGCCGCCTGTCCGGCACCGTGGATGGCATGCAGCGCTCGTTCGATGGCATCAGCGCACCGCTGCTGCGCTTCCAGGGGCTGTGGGCGTCGCTGGTCGGCGGCGCCGTGGTGGCGGGCCTCCGCTCGCTGGTCAGCGGGATCGACGATCTCAACGACGCCGCGCAGGCGCTCGGCACCACGGCGGTGGAATTGTCCGGCCTGCGCCAGGCCGCCGGCGAGTCCGGCGTCGGCGTCGAAACGCTCGACACCGCGCTGACGCGGCTGAACATCAACCTGTCCGAGGCGGCCAGCGGCAGCAAGCAGCAGGTGGCGCTGTTCAACGCGCTCGGCGTCAGCGTGCGGGACGTGTCCGGCAACGTGCGCCCGGCCACCGAAGTGCTGGCGCAGCTCGCCAATGCGTTCGCGCGCATGGAAGACGGCCCGGCCAAGGCGGCGCTGGCGGTCGACATCTTCGGCAAGGCCGGCGCGCGGCTGGTGCCGCTGCTCAACGGCGGCGCGGCCGGGCTGCAACGCTTCTCCGGCCTGACGCAGGAGACGGTCGAGGCGGCCAACAAGCTGCAGGCCGAGACCGACAAGCTCAGCGCCTCGTGGGAGCGCTTCAAGTTCACGCTGGCGGCCGGGGTGATCCCGGCCATCAACAAGACGATCGAAGCGCTCACCGGCCTCGGCACCGAGGAGCAGCGCATCGCCGAGCTGCGCACCATCATCCGTTCGATGGAGCAGTCGCAGACCGGCGACATCCGCAATTACGAGCGCTACAAGGCCGAGCTGCAGGCGCTCGAGCAGCGTCAGCGCGCCATCGCCGAGGGCAACAAGACCTCCGGCGCCGAGGCCACGCAGGCGAAGCTGTCGGCGCAGGCGGTGCGCGAGAAGGCCGCCGCCGACGCTGCCGGGGCCGACGCCACCCGCAAGAAGACGCGCGCCACCGAGGAGTCGAGCAACGCCTACGCCAAGGAGTTCGCCGACGTCGAGCGCATCCGCCGCAACCGCGAGCGCACCCGGCTGGAGATCGAGGCCGAGGAGGAAAGCGAGCGCCGCCGCCGCCAGGAACGACTGCAGGATCTCACCGGCGAGTCCGGCGCGCGCCGCCAGGCCGAAGACCTCGAACTGCTCGACCGCGCCTTCTTCGACCTCGGCCTGTCGATCGAGAAGTACGACGCCGGCCAGCGCCGCCTGTTCGGCTCGAACAGCGACGTCGAGCAGGGCCTCAAGCGCCAGGGCGAACTCGCCGAGCAGCTCGGCCTGCAGATGGCCAGTTCCCTCGGCGAACTCATCACCGCCGGCGGCCGTGCCGGCGACGTGTGGAAGGCGCTGGGGCAGGACATCGCCAAGCTCATCACGCAATTGCTGGTCGTCAAGCCGCTGGCGGCCGAGATCACGCGGCTGTTTTC